CCACCACTACCTGGTGCACCACTAAAGAAACTCTTACCACCTAATTTGTTCATTATACCATATTGTATAATCATTGAAGCAAGTTGTTTTCCTGTTTCCATTAAACCTTGCCCCATACTGGTAGCTCCTGCGGATAGGAATCCGTAAACTTTTGCACCTTTTTCACCAAACTTTGATTGTAACTCTGCGTTCTTTTCTTGAGTCTGTAACATATTACCCAACTCATCTGCAGACATTCCAATTGCGTCAGCATATATCTGTTGTTGTTTACGACCCATTTTACCAAAGTCTGCCGCAGATACACCTGCGTCATTTATAGCCTTCATCATCATTTCAGCACCCTTGGCTTGGTCACCGAATTGCATTTCAGCCGCAGCTGCGGTCATAGCTTGTTGGTCAGGTAACATTTCACCTAATCCAAATGCTCTTGCTTTCATCTGTTTTTGGATACTACCTTCTATATCTAACATATTGTCAGATACCGCATTTAGTTTATCCATTGACATTCCTTGTTTAACAAGTTCTGCTGATTTTTTTGCTAATACTTTAATTTCTTCTTTTGACATCCCCAACATTTGGTTTTGTTGACTTGCCATATCCTTTAAAACTGCGGATGCGTTGACACCGACACCACTTGCGATGTCTTTTATCTCAGATGTCATATCACTTGCGTCAGCACCTGCTTGTTCAAATATTTGTTGCATTGCGACTGCACCAGCACCATCACCTAATAAGTTGGATAGTTCTGCTACATCTTTTAATGTTTCTGAGTTTATGTGTTGAGTTGTTCCAAATGCGTCACTCATTGCCGTTGCAGCTGCTGCCGCATCTTCTGCACTTACTGTTAGTGAGAACATCGATGCACCTTGAATACTTGAAGCTAATCCTGCTGCTTCATTTGCTGATAGACCCATTGTCTTATATAAATCCAATGCAGTATCATAAGTTCCAGTAAATGCTTCTTTTGCTGCACCAATACCTTCAGTAAATGCTTTTGCACCAAGAGCCATTACACCACCTGCCATAAACAAGTCTGCAAGTTCTGATGAGTATCCTAATGATTCTTTTAATTTATCGTTTTGGTCTTTAAGTAAATCTTCGTATTCTTTTGCTTTGTCTACTTGTTTTTGAACTTCTACTTCTTTCTTTTTTTCAATATCAAGAAGTTTAATTTGAGAGTCTAATTGTGCTAATAATCCTTTATTTAGGAATTTACCACTCTTTACAGTTTCTTCTATATAGTCTTTTCTAGCTTCAACTGCTGCGTTTAGTTTATCGGCGGCACTTGTTTGTGATTTAAGATTGTCTGCTAATTTTGAGGCAAACTCATTTGCAGCCTTGGTATTCTTTCCTGCTTTACCAAGAATGTCGGCTAATTCATTGGCGTAATTTCTAGCGCCAAGAAATGACTCTTCAATCTTTTTATAATCATCTGCCATTTAGAACCCTAAAGTTATTTAATTCCGAATGTTTGTTTCATCCCAGGAGGAACTTTATCCAAAGAACCATATGTTTGGATAAGTATCTTCTCTTGTTCTGAACTCATGTCTTTCACTTTTTGTTTAGACCTTTCAATGTCTTTTTCAATCTGTTTAAGTTTGTTATCGGTTTTAGCCTTTTCTATTCTGTGAAAGATTCTATCAATAAAACCCTCATCTACTCCTTTGGAAGATAAGACCTCTCTTAATTTAGTTGCTTTGATGGTTTTCATATAATATCCCTTTGTTATATTCTATAAATATGTAAAAACCCAACAAATATGTCGGGTTCTTATACTACTATTATTTTCTTGGTGTTTTTGACTTGATTTTTCTCATTTCTTTATCATGTGCCTTTTTTTCTTCTTGTTTGAATTCTATTATCTTACCGATATAGAAGTTTCTCGCCCAAACAGGCATATTGTAGACATCGGTGTGACTAAACCCACCATTTCCATGATATATGAGGTCAAAAATTTGAGAATGTAAATGCTTTCTATAATCACTCGGAAGGCCAAAAAAACCCGACATCCATAGGCAGTTGCATTTCTCTCTCTTCCCCGGTCTCCTCAGATACAAATTCAAATGTTAAATCAATATCGGGAACACTTTGGTTGATATACGCTCTGAGTGCCTTTGAATCTACTGCGAATAATTCATTGTCCACGAAATGATTGATGTCTTTTTGGTCATCTGACCCATCTACTGAAAGAATCATATTTTTCATTCTTGTAGTTAACTCTCTTGAAGTCATATCTTTTAATTTACGATTTGCCTTCTTAATTGCTTCTACTTGATGTTTAACTTTTCTTTCTTTAGATTCGGTCATCGCCATAAAGGTAACCTTTCTCTTTGAGGTTGGTAAAGTGAATTCGAACTCATTTTTATGTGGTTCTACTTGATTTTCACCCTCATAATCCTTATTTTGGAATTGAGTAAGGTCGATGTTTTCTTTTTGCTTTGTACCTGGCATAGTTGGGTCGTCAATTTCAACCTTATACTCTTTACCATACCCAAGTACTCTTGCAGCAATCATAATTGCGTTTTTATCACCTGTAACTAAATCTATGTATTTAATTGTTTCACCATCACCATTACCAACGATTAATGACTGAAATAATCTGTCTAAAACAGTTCCGTCTTTAATATATGATTGTGTGGTTAGGATATCTTCCTCTTTTGCGGTCATATACTTCATTTCAACCTTTCCACTTGATAGTGGGTTGTCTTTTGGGTATATAAGTCCTTTTGAGGGTAAATCTATAACTTCCGTAGGGAACTTATAGTCACGAACTTCTCTTTGTTCGTGGTCTTTGATAGCTTTTTGTACCATATCCTTGTCGGAAACTGGGTACTCATCTTCTAATCGTTCTTTTGCCATAATAAAACTCGTTTTATATCTTTTTTTGTTGTACTGTACTATAATATATATGTAACTGGACTATTATTAATACAAAAAGTCTCAAAATTGTTTTAATAATGAGACTTTAAGATTTTAAAATAGATTTTGGATTATCCCCAAGTATAACTACCTTCGGTTCCTGTTAGTGTAGTTACACCACATTCAAATCCATCTGGTAAATCACCATCATAGGTAATTTTTTCTCTTCCACCATAATCGAAGCCATTAATTGGGAGTCCCCAATCTTCATTTGCTTCTTTGATTGTAAAATGTGTTGCAGCTTCTTCACCATTGTCCTTGTCTTCCCAAGTACAATATGAATCATCACCAATCCACTCGACAATATTGTCTTCAATTCTTTTAACTATTAATTTTGCCATATCTTCTCTCCTTTTTGGTTAACCTTTAATAAATATGTAAATTAAATTAAAAAACCCACCTTATGGGGTGGGTTTCTTGTTTCAATTTTTATTACAATCCGTATTTAGTATTGTAGTATTGCGTAATCGTAAGTAAGTGTCATTTCTACTGTTGCTAAATCTTCTCCTGCATAATCCATGTCTGAGAAATTAGCTGATTGAATGTATGCACCTTTAAGTGTCCACTCTTCTACTTTATCACCAACAGGACCCAAACTGTTAAATGTGATATCTTTCTTATAGAAATCAGAGTATCCATCTCTACCTGTTACAGATTCATGATGTAGTCTTACCCACTCCATTACTGCTTGTGCAGCGGAAGGTACGACTGGGTCGTATAAAGTGATTGCTAAATCTTGCCACTCAGAACGACCTTTTACATATCTTCTAACATTGATATGGTCGATGGTAACTTTACCATTGTTTATTTCTGGTCTGGCTGCCGTTTTCACCAAGTATGCAGGAATTCCTTCGATGTACATGATGAACCTATTTGACATTTTAGGTTCAAAGTTGGTGAACATTATTTCATTTGGGTCTAATAATTGTGCCATTTAATTCTCCGTTTTCTCTTTCTAATAAATAGTCTTTATTTTATTTTTTATTCAGGGAACGCTGCGCCAGTTGGAAGTACATTGAAATCAAGTACTATAAACTCTGCAGTTTTCGCTGGTTGAATAAAGATTTCTCCTTTTAAGATGTTTCTATCTATAATATCGGGTGTATTGTTTGATTCGTCCATAATAACTCGGAATGCGTAAAGACCTTGTCTTTGTTGTACTGATTCTAAGTAAGGGTTAACTATACTTAGGAATCTGTTTCTTGTTGCTGCCGTATTATTTTCGAACAATAAATACCTTGAAGATGATGCGATGAACTTCTTCAATGCGATTAGTAATCTTCTTACATTAATTCTGTCAAGAGCTGAAGGTCTAGCTTGAAGTGTCTTCTGACCAAATACCGTAGCACCTTGTCCAGGGAATGTAGCGATTGGGTTAATTCTATTTTCGTATAATGTATCTCTCTCGTCATGAGTCAATCTTGACTTAACTTCGATTACATTTGATAAACCACCTCTATTTAAACCTGCGGGTGCGAACCATGGTTCAGCAACTGCGTCATTAAATGCGATAACACCTGGTAATACAACACTTGGTGGTACCCAGACTGGTTTATTTTTGTCTGTATCAAGAATCTTACACCATGGGTGATAAGTTCCGACATAGTTTGAATCGAATGAACTTAGTGAGTTAACTACTGTTGAGATTGAATCTGTGTAAGAACCTGCGTCCATTACGAAGAATGCATCTTGTCTGTCTTCACACATATCTTTTGCAAAAGTAGTTACTGAAGAGTGTAGTCTATTGATTACACCTGGTAATACTAATAGGTTCATATCATATTCATCAGGATTTGACATTGCGCTAATAGCTTTTCTCATTGCGATTGTACCACCTGCGGTTGCTGATGATAAATCCAATCCTTGCATATTACCTGCAACAATGTTTGTTCCTGTTAGTACTGTTCTGTTTGGTGCGAATCCATCGAACCCACCTTGGAATGGTACTAAGAATTTTTTATTGTCTATAAGACCATCGTTTAGTGCAATTGCTGCTCCATTAGAAGTACATTGACTTAATAAGAACTTAGTTCCAACAGTTTCAGAACTTGAGTCTGGAATTGGGTTTAAGTAGTTTAAGTTATCTGTATTTGTAAAGTCGAATGAATAACCTAAGAATGCTCTTTTGTTAAATTCATTTGCAATTGACTGGTCTGTTACATATGTAGGACTTGGTAAATTATGTCCACTATGTATAGGTGACTTAACTGCTGCGAATCCGAAAGGAACAAGACTTGCATCAAGTGCTCCACCATCCATATCACTATTTACTTCTACTCTAATGTTTACAGATGCGTTTGGATAATCCCCATTTGAAGTAACTTTACCATTGTTATCAACAGTAATATACTTGTCACCAATAACTCTTTTAATGTAGTTAGGTGAATTAGGGTCTAAGTTAAGTCCACTAAATTCTTCTATAATACTTGGTCTAACATCACTATCTTGAACAGTTTGACCAAATATAGAATTAGCAATTTTAGAAGTATCTACTCTTCGTAGGATAACACTAAATGTTCCGTACTCAGAACCAGGAACTTCATTTGCTGGTTTAATATCTCTAATACCAATTTTAAATTCGTAGTTTGTCGAAGTACCATGTGACAATGTGTGGAATCTAAATAAGTTTTTACTTGTACCTGATACATCTTGTGATATGATGAAAGGTGTTGAAGCTTCTTGGTATGCTTTTGTATAGTCAGTTTTTCTAAATGTATCAACTTCTACATTACAATTAGGGTCAGCTGCGAAAGATGACGATTGGAATGAATTGAAGTTCATATATAGGTAACCAAATTCCGAACCATTTTTAGGAGATGAACCAAGTGTTTTTCCAATGTAGTTTACTGCGCTTGGGTCTAATGATGCGGTTGCTATTGCAAGTACTGCTGACTCTGATAAACCTGTTACTGCACCCGATGCACTCATATAAAGTGCGAAGTTAGATGCCGAAACATCTGGTGTTGGTGAAGCTGCTGAACCACTCAAGTTTGTTACAAGTGACCTATCAAATGAACCTGTTGAGTTTGCAACACCACCGAAAGGTACTTTTGTAGTAGGGTGAATTACTGCTGCTACTGAACCACTAATCTTTAATACTAAAGGTTCAACAGTATAACCACTCTGTCCTAATACTCTTACGATAGTCGCAGTTCCTGCGTCTTCTAAATATGATTGTGCAGTATAAGGTAGGTATGAATCTTCTGTCAAACCACCAAATACTTGTTGAAATTCTTGAAAGGACTCTACCTGTGTTGGTACGAATGCAGGCCCCTTTATACTTTGTCCTATAAGTGCCGCACCTATCTCTCCTATACCTTGTGGTAAGAATGAGAGGTCTTTTTCTCTTGTGAATACACCTGGACTAACAATTCTTTCTGCCATTATTTTCTCCTAAATTAAATCTTTGGGTTTACCTTTATATAAATACTCCAAAAATTTCCAAAACGAATACTTATTTGTTAGGTGTGAAAGTATTTGTAGCCACATCGTAAGTTCCCTCACCATATTTAGCTCTCAACTCCACACTTAATTCTCTTTCCTCGTTGGATAATTCTCTGTAAGATTCCATCAAAGTGTTCTTTTCAAGTTTCAT